CCTTTGTCAATCAAAGTAAGCTGCACATAAAGAGAACCGTACGTCGACAGGCAAGGCGTTGGGCCAAAAGCCCAACGTATTGCATATCCCTTTCTATCCCCTTTACCTTCCTTGCTTCACCATAACAGTCCCATCTCCTTGCTTAAGGGAGAGTCTTTTGACTTAAGGGGTGACTTGATGAAACATGAGAGCGCCGCTGCCTTGCGAAAGGCAGTACGCTCAAATTGCAAATTCAGGTTCCAAGCCATATCCATGCCGTTGGGCTGGAGGAGTCTTACTCCTCTTCGCTTACCGTGGTATACGAGCTGACCTTTTGTCTACTGCAACTTGAACGTGGCTACGCGTTGGTTTTGTACCATGCGCTAACTACTTCATTTTGACGGAGAAGATTCTCTTCTAATAGCAAGTACCGATGAACTAGCAACTAAGCTTTTCACGAAAAGTTTGGGAATGAGGCATAGTCATGTTAATTGACTATGTCATCTCCTAGTTCCGAGAAACCTTATCAGGTCCTAAATAAGGGTTAAGAGGGCCACTTTTAGCCGAGAATTCTTGTACCTGCTCCGGAGTTTCCGGATCAAGTATAGTTTTCTTCGAGTACAAATCTTTATTTCCTAATAGTTTAGGAAATTCCGGTTTGGACTCTAAGGCTAGAAGCAGCACTTTTATTATCTTAAGGCTATTAGGGATAGGTACTTTCTGAGAAGGCTTACGATTGTAAGTCTCCAAAGTAGCGACCACTCCCTCTAGTTCCTGTTTGACTAACAAAAGTTTCTCTAAACTCATCATTTTGAGATACTTAGGTTGGAACAAACCTGTCATTCCTTTCAGTGTATACAGATCGTTTATAGAATTCTGATACTTGGAAACAGTCTTTTTGACTGAATCCCAGATAACAGCCTCTACGAACCTCTGCATAACTGCAAAGAGATGTCAGTTCCCTTCATTTCTGGGCCAGAGTTCCGTGCAAGTTTTGATAAGACAGCGCCGGACATACGACTCATCGCAAATCTTAACGATTAAGCGAGCAAGTTGTACGTTCAGTACTTTCTTTATCTCTACTTCCAAGGACTCGACCGCTTCTTCACGCACTCAGTGTTCAGAAAATCATAAGCTCAAAGGTTTTTCGTGTTTGAAAAATTCTTTGATCTTACGAATGAACATCTGAGTAGGGACTAAAATTGAACCATGAGCATCCGGTCTAATCCGTTTGCTTTCCGGTAATAATTTTCCCTTCTCGTTTATAAGCCCCATCAAGAGCGACTCCAGCGTGATCCCTCGTTTACCACTCATCGCGGTCAGCAGAGCTAAAGCGGATGTCCCTAAAGACACCACTTTGTCTGCTGCCCGACGAGTCGCTAAACAGAGAATCCGTTGAGGATGCTCAAAATGGCGTTTAAGATATCACAAGGCAATGGCTACTCTTCCTGAGAAATGGTCTTGTGAAAAGATCATCTTTCATGACAGAGAAGAAACATCAACCTTATCAACAGCGATTCGTTTTGCGAATTCGACTGTCGATCCGGTAGGGGAGATAACGCTTTTAGAAACGTTAACTTCCACACCGAGGTACTTCATAATTTCTAGGTACTTGTGGGCGACAACGTGATCACAGATCCCGATGTCATCTCCAAGTACTTCGTAATTATCGTACCATTCGCCAAATGATCGTCCAGTCTCGCGAGCAGCGAACTGAACTATCATATGGTGAGTGATATCCAACATGGCTCATGACGACAGAGCTCCCATTGGTTGACCTACTTCGTAAGTCAAACACTTTACCCCGTCTTCTTTCAAATCGAGCAGATACTGCCGACTTGTAAGAACCCGGGCTCAGTGATTCGCAATGCGGACGCTGACGCCAGAGGCGTATCCCGATTGTTCTAATAATGATGCTAAGAGACTCTGCTGTAATTTCAGTGGAAGTCTATCTGTAGCTGCACTTAGATCATAGCCATAAAATACCTTAGACTTGGCTGATTTCTCAACCAATCTTTGGAATGATTTGTCTTGATTAAAAGTACCATCATTAGGAATCTTTCGAATAAGGTCAAACAGGAAAAGATGAAGTGGACGCAATAACATTTGCGTTCACCAATCTACCATAGCGAATACACGGATTTTTCCTGCTGCCTCTCTCTTTTGGGAGAGACGGCCGGAAGAACCTGTGAATTCCTGTGTTTCCAGGTTGAACCGGTGGTTTCTATGAACAGCATCTGGACCTAGGTCCAACTTCTGTCCACAGGCCGCCGAGCCCAGCTCTGACTTGGTAATAGGTGTTGTAATGAAATGAACCGTCATACCAGATACCACATCATTTAGTGGCACCGGGAAGACTGATCCTTTCAATATAAAATCTACTACTCAAGGTCCCTGTTCCACATCTCCTTTGATTCTGACTTTTGAACCTGTCTTTATGACTGGCTCAGACGTCTTATCATAGGAAATATGTTTCAGGGACGACAGAAGTGCTTTTCTTCTCACCAGAAGTGCCTCCGAATCTTGTCCTGCTGCGCGTTTTAAGCGCATCAGCATGGCATGATCTGAAGGAACCTCTGGAGTTGAAACATAAGCAATTCTATCTGAGAACTGTGTAACTGGATGGAAAGCAGATGCCTCATGTTCCTTGGATAACCAATGACCATGATGCAATGCACCTCCAATCTCTGTGAAGTATTTATACCACTCAGAGAGTCCTGTTAACCTAGCGTATGCCAGCATTTCTGCCACTAAGTTGGGACAACTTAGTGTCAGAAACCTGACATCTGCTATCGCCCCCTTCCAGCTGATAAGGCTGGTCGAGGACGATTTTTCAATTAATTCTCAACTAACTGTCTTTAGGAGATCACTACTTGGCAGGAACCGTTTCATAGTTTTTCCAGAATTAATTCTGAATCACTGTGATGCCGTTTCAAGCTTTGTCGCATCTCCGTTGAAGGGGTCAGTGATTGTACCAAGTTTCAGCCTACCGGGTATTTCTAATACTCTGTAAAATGAAAACAAGGTTAATCAAAACCTTATAGTGTCTTTATGACCGCCGCCTATTCGGCGTCGATCATCAGAACCTATAAACTTCGGAAGACCGTTAGCTGACAATCTAGGGAAGATGCAGTCAGGTTCCAATTCAGTCAAAGACTTCATTGGAGACCCTGCAACTGACCTAGAAATGGCTAGCTGACTAGCTTTGAGATACTTGACTACTCAAGGGGCGCCATGTCTTTTGGACATACGTCTCAAGTAAAACAAGAAATTTCAAGCTAGTTTCATCTTACCTTGCATCCGTGATGCCGAGCGCATATACGCGAGTGTCAACACTCGCGGCATATACTCTCTAAACATCACCGATACCTCCATGAGGTTATCGAGCGAGACCATCTTTTCTCTTTCAAAACGTTGTACGAAGAAGGATTTGATATTTTTTAAATTTATCATCTCTTTTTTTATATAACCTAAGAACGGGAAAAGACTCCGCTGTACCCCTTACGGGGCCCGGCAGGTCTTTGGACGCTGGACAGATGGGTGTGAGTAGTCAAGGACTACCCACAGCTACCCTTGTCTCTCTAAGCAAGTGTCTGGGTGATCACCCAAACTCGCTTAACTTGCATAGCGTTTCGAACCTAGAATCTGGGAGTGATCTGATCACACCCCCTTCCGAGAAATCTTATCATTCTCGGTCTGCCCATAGACCTGATAAACAGGACTGGGACCTTTTTGGTTCAGCTAAGCAATTATTTCGGCTTCATGGTTTCCCCCTTTGCGTTCAAACGTAGAGGCTACCAAGTTACCTAGTAACTGCCGAGACCCACCTTGGATTTCCAAGGAGGAGCTATCCCTGTGACTTGTCTTTCGACCAGATCGACACTTCACTTATGGAAGTACCTTCTTAATCTAAGAGGTCACAACAGCACCCGGAATCTCCCGAAAGGGAGGGGCCCGGATCATGCTGCGAAGAGTTTGGAAAGACTCTTCG